AAGGACAACCCCGAATGGTGGGTAGACCTCGCGGGGACGGACAAAACGGGCGTACTCAGCGATGAGGACGTTCAGGCTGAACGCGACGCGGGAATGACTGAGGAATTGATCCAACAGGAGTTCTACTGCTCATTCGAGGGAGGCATGGAGGGCGCCATCTACGTCGAGGCCATCCAGAAGATGCAGAAGGAAGAACGCGTCTGCAACGTACCTCACCAAGACGAACTGCCCGTCCACACGGCGTGGGACATCGGGCTCGACACCACAGCCATCATCTTCTTCCAGACGCCTCCCGGAGGCGCTATCCACATCATCGACTACTACGAGTCGTCGCAAGTCCCGCTCCCGCACTACGTCAGAGTCATCAACGACCTGCGCGAAATGCGTGGGTTCAACTATGGCTACCATCTGATGCCGTGGGATATTGCGCGAAAAGAGTGGGATGATGGGCGCGGTCGCGACAGCGCCGCAAAGAAACTAGGTTTAAACACCGTCCCGACTAAGCGCATGAATATCGAGGACGGCATCAACGCGGTGCATATGCTGCTGCCGCGTGTTTACATAGACGGCAAGCACTGTGACCGGCTGGTCCAGGCGCTGCTGGGCTACCGGCGTAAGCAGGACCGCGTAACTCGTGAGTTCATGCCAAAGCCGGTGCATGATTGGTCTTCACACCCTTGCGACGCGCTGCGTGTGCTCGCCACAGGCCGCAAGCGCAGCCGGTTGGATGAAAATAAAACGCGTGAACGTTACGCTACGCGCACCCGTCGCGCCGCTTCAGGTAGTTGGATGTCCGCATGATTAACTTTGACAGTGATAAAGAGACCAAAGGCTACCCCGACGACGTATCGGAGGCTCTAGTTGCCTACGATAACGCTCAGGAGGCCCAGAGAGACTGGAGAGACGCCGCACGCACTGCATTCGACTACAGGGCAGGCAAGCAGTGGGAAGACGACGACATGAGCCGTCTGGAGGGCCAGGGGCGCCCTGCGGTGACGTTCAACCGTGTTGCACCTGTTGTCGACGCCATCATCGGCTATGAGATGGATAACCAGCGTGAGGTGACGTACCTCGGGCGCAACATCAACGATGAGCCTATTGCTGGCGCATTCACCGACATGGCTCAGTATGTTCGTGATGGTTGCGACGCTGACGATGAAGAGTCGGAAGCTTACGCTGACACCATCACTTCGGGCATGGGTTGGACTGAGACCCGTGTCTCTTATGACGACGACCCTCAAGGCGACATCCTGATTGAGCGCGTGGCGCCTTTGGAGATGCGTTGGGATCCATCTGCGCGTGGCAACAACCTGCACGACGCTGACTGGGTCTGCCGCGTGAAGTGGTGGAAGCTCGACGAGATAAAAGCACGTTGGCCCGACAAAGAGGCTGACCTGGAGGCGATGCAGAACGACGCCTTCGATGACGATACAAGCGACAGCGACAGCGCTCACGACGCCACAAACGCGTGGAAGTACGATTCTGACACCGCTGCGCAGTGGGAGAACCCGGATAAGGAAGTGCGCGTCCTACAGTACCAGTGGCGCGAGAAAGAAGAAGTCGTGGTGGTTACTGACCCCCAAGACCCCAACAAGGTTCTGGAGTTCACCCCCGAACGGTGGGAGAAGCTTCAAGAGGGCATGATGGAAGACATGCCCATGACCAAGGTCCGCCGGTGGAAATACTACCAACAGATGATTGCCGGGCAGACGCTGCTCGAAGAGACTGAGGCTCCAGCCCCTAATGGCTTTAGCTTCCAGTGCATCACGGGCAAGCGTGACGAGAACAAGAACGAATGGTTCGGCCTCGTCCGCCAGATGATTGACCCACAGAAGTGGGCGAATGTGTTTTTCTCCAGCGCGCTGCACTCTTTCCAGAACTCTGCGAAAGGTGGCGTTATGGCTGAAGAGGGTGTCGTGGACGACAAACGCGACTTTGAAGAGGCTTGGGCCAGCGCCGACTCTGTGCTGTGGCTTGAGGACGGCGCGCTGTCGGGTGGCCGCGTCCAGCCGAAAGAACAGAACTCTTACCCCGCCGGGCTCGACAAGCTGATGAATTTCGCCATTCAGGCTATCCGAGACTGCACCGGGGTGAACCTTGAGATGCTCGGCATGGTGGGCCACGAGCAGTCAGGCGTGGTCGAGAGTGAGCGCAAGAAGTCAGCGCTGACTATCCTTGCGCCGCTGGTGGCATCGCTCAAGCGCTACAGGAAACGCCAAGGCCGCGTGCTCATCTCGCTGATGACCGAGGTCTTCACGCCTGAGCAGGTCAGCATGATTACCGAACGCCAGGTGCCCTTTTGGCAGGATGAGACGGTCCGCAAGTACCGCGTTATTGTTGACGAGGCGGCCAGCAGCCCGAACCAGAAGAGTGAAGCATGGAGCGCCATGCAGCAGATTCTCCCGGCTGTCATCAAGGCTGGGCTGCCCGTGCCCCCGCAGCTATTGAAATATACCCCGTTGCCGGACAAACTGGCGACTGAGTGGATACAGTTTGCCGAGCAGCAGTCTGGTGGAGGCGACTCTGAGCAGATGCAGAAGCAGATTCAAGAGCTACAGCAAGCCCTGCAAGAGACCCAGAAGCAGGTCATGGGGGAGCAAATCAAACTCCAGACTGCCCAGATGTCCGAACAGACCAAGATGGCCAACATCTCTATGGAGGAGCGCACCCACGAGCGCAGAATCGCTGGGCAGGAGCGCTTGAAGCAATTGGCCATATTGGCTGACGCTCAAATATCTGACGCTGACAGAGAGGTGCGCAAGGGTGAGATTCAGGTCCGTTACGAGACGGATGTTGCCCGCATAGCCTCGCAGGAGTCTGTCGCATCACAGAATGATATGAACGCACTGCGTATCGCGAGAGAAAACAACTCAAGCGATGAGCGTATTGCGGGACTCAAGGCGCGAGTTGAAGCGCTGAAAATACACAGCCAGCCACAAGGCCAGCTACCGGAGAGAGTGAATGAGTGAAGAAAACCCTACCGCTGGTGAGCAGATGGATGCTCACATATCCGACATCTTCGACTCGGCGCCTGACGACGCGCCGATAGAAGAGGTCTCTGCGCCGGTTGAGCATGAAGAGGAGGTGTCCGCTGCGGCCCCTTCTTATGACGATGGGGGCGCAGACGATGACGATGCTTCCAGCGGAGACGAGGAGAGGCCACCGTCCCGCGCACAAAAGCGCATTGTAAACCTCGCTAAAGAGCGTGACGCTGAACGCGAGAAAGTTATCCGCATGGAAGAACGCTTCCGTGCCTACGTGGCTGCGGCGGAACAGAAGGCTCCCGCAGAGGCGGCGCCTGAGCCCGACCCCATCCCTGAGTATGACGATGACCCTGCGGGGCACTTGCAGGCCAAGATAAACCAGCTTGAGCAGCATGTTGCGTATGAGCAACAGCAGGCCCGCCAGGCTTCGCAAAGCTCCCAGCAACAGCAGCAGACGCAGGCTGTGGCGCAGCGGTTCAACCAAGAAGAGCAGGCATACGCTGTTGATAAGCCCGACTACTTCCCCGCTGTCGAGGCGCTCAAGGCGCAGCGTATGGCGATGTGGCAGTCGGCGGGACACACAGAGCAGCAGGCCGCGCAGGCTGTGGCTCAAGAGGCTTTTCAGATTGTTAGTCAGGCCAATAGTGCTGGCCGCAATGCTTCGGAAATCTTTTATGAAATGGCGCGCAACATTTACACAGCTCCCGCGAATCAAACGCCAGCACCTAACCGGGAGGTTATGCAGGAAAACCCTGCGGCGTTGGCACAGCGGGCCAGACCAAAGCGTCCGGGCTCATTGGGCACACGCGGTGGCGGCGAAGCGCCAAAGGCGACTTCTCTCGCCGATTTGGCCAACATGAGTGATGCTGAGTTCTCACGCGCCACGTCTGGCGAGGCATGGGAAGACATGCACCGCAGGGCAAATCTTGTCTAATTGTCGCCCCCGGCGTATGCTGGGGGCTCGTCTTGTTCGCGTAACGAACTGCATCGCTATCCCGCGTAACGGGAAAACCTTGGATGTTTCACTAATTGGAGAGTAGTTATGGCTGGCACCAGCTATGGCGTCAACTCCCCGGAAGCAGTCAAACTGTGGTCGCGGAAGCTCTGGCACGAGTCCCTGAAAGCAACTTACATTGGTAAGTTCATGGGCAAGTCCAGTGATTCTTTGATCCAGGTGGTCGAAGACACCTCAAAGGGTGACGGAGACCGCGTGCGATGCACTTTGCGTATGCTGCTGACTGGAGATGGCGTTTCCGGAGACGGAACCTTGGAGGGCAGTGAAGAGGCCCTGACCACCTACACGGACGATGTTTTCATCGACCAACTTCGGCATGCAGTTCGCTCCGGCGGGCGTATGTCTGAACAGCGTATCCCGTTCTCGGTCCGCGATGAAGCCCGCATGGGTCTTCAGGACTGGTATGCGGACCGCTACGACACTTGGTTCTTCAACCAACTCGCAGGTAACACTGCGCAAACCGATACCCGTTACACCGGCATGCAGGCAGCCTTGGCTCCTGACACTGAGCATCACTTTGTGATGCATCC